TATATGTATAGGTTTACGGCGGCCAATGTTACAAGCCAGCGATTATTTTCGCGTGACAATTTGACAATTTGACCTATGTTTTGCCCCGCGCCCTGCGGGAATTCCCACGCAAAAAGAAAAAAGCCGGTAACAAAAAGAAAATGACAATTTGACCCATATCAAAGTTATTTGACAATTTGACCCATATCAAAACGCCGTGACAATCTGACCCATGTTTCCGGGGGTAATGTTTCCGGCGTGACAATTTGACAATATGACCTAGGTTTACGCGCCCGCCGCCCTGGTGACAATGGCCCACGCGCCCGGCAGCCCCTAGAAAATAAGCGCCTTGGACAATGCACCACGCGCCCGCCTGCTAACCCGCCCGCTAACCCTTATTCTATAAGGCTCTAGCGTTTTTATCGCCCGCCAAGCCTTATTCTATAAGGGCATTAGGGTTTACCCACCCCCCCTAGGGCCGGGCGACCGGCCGTTGTGGCTGGGGTGGTTTCACGAACAATTTTTTTTCTTTTCAGAAATCACCTGTAAGCCCTCCCGTTTTTTGATTTTTATTTTTTGCAAAAATGTTTTACACTCACGCATATGACATTCCTCAGCTTTCCCTACGCACCACGTACGCTGCAAGCTACCGAAGCGCGGCTTAAAGCAATCATGGACGCCGCGCGTCTTGGACTTAAAGGCGACAGGCTCGCCATCGCCGCAGGCATGATGCCCACCGAGTACCGGCAACTGTGCCAGTTCGACCCCATCGTCGAGTACGCCGAAATGAAGGCGCGCACCGAGTCCGAGATGCAGATGAGCCAAGTGCTACACGCCGCCGCGCTCGAGGGCGACATCAAAGCAGCCACTACCATCTTGCAGAACCAGCACGACTGGGTAGCCAAGCAGCAGATCAACGTCGAGATTGACCAGCGCATCTCCATCAGCCAAGCGCTCGAGATGGCGCAAGCCCGCGTGCAACAGATAGAAGCTCAAGACGTGAGCTACACCGAAGTCAAACAACCAACTAAAGAAAAGCAAAAAGCCGCCTAATGCAAGAACCCCGCTACTCTGCGCAAGACGAGATGGAACTCATGGCGCGGCTGTGGGCGCCCGCCATCAAAGACAACCCACTAGCGTTTGTGATGTTTGCGTTCCCGTGGGGCGAAGCTGGCACACCGCTAGAACACTTTACTGGGCCACGCAAGTGGCAACGCCAGGTCTTGCAAGACCTAGCCGAACACATCAAAAAGAACGACGGGCAGGTTAACTTTGACGTGCTGCGCCTAGCGATCGCGTCAGGTCGCGGTATTGGCAAGTCGGCCTTGGTTAGCTGGCTAGTCTTGTGGATGATGACCACCCGCATCGGATCGACCGTGATCGTAAGTGCCAACAGTGAGAGCCAGCTCCGCTCGGTAACATGGGCCGAGATCACCAAGTGGTCGTCGATGTCGGTTAACACCTACTGGTGGGAAATCAGCGCTACCCGCGTCATGCCTGCCAAATGGCTGACTGAGCTAGTTGAGCGTGACCTCAAGAAAGGCACCCGCTACTGGAACTTGGAAGGGCGGCTATGGTCGGCTGAGAATCCTGACGCGTTCGCGGGTGTGCATAACTACGACGGGGTAATGGTTGTGTTTGACGAAGCGTCTGGTATTGACGACTCCATTTGGGCGGTGACATCAGGCTTCTTTACAGAGAACACACCCAACCGCTTTTGGTGCTGCTTTAGTAACCCACGGCGCAATACGGGCTATTTCTACGAAGCGATCGAGGGTAGCAAACGTGACTTCTGGCAATCTAGGCAGGTGGACGCGCGGGACGTAGAAGGCACGGACAAGAACGTGTACAACCAGATTATTGAAGAATACGGCGCTGATTCGTACCAGGCGCACGTCGAAGTCTACGGCTCGTTCCCATCAGAAGGCGACGATCAGTTCATACCGTCAACGCTAGTGGATGAAGCCATGAAACGGGGCAAACATCAGGATGACTCCGCGCCCATCGTGATTGGGGTGGATCCAGCGCGGTTTGGCTCGGACTCAACGGTCATTGCCGTACGGCAGGGACGGGATATTGTCGAGATCCGCAGGTTCAAGGGCGACGACACCATGACGGTGGTCGGCCACGTAATCGAAGCGATCGAGCAGTACCAACCAGCGGTGACTGCCATCGACGAAGGTGGGCTAGGCGCAGGGGTAGTGGATCGACTCAAGGAACAGCGGTACAAGATCAGGGGTGTAAACTTCGCAAACAAGAGCAAGAACCCCATGATGTACGGCAACATGAGGGCGCAGATTTGGGGAATTATGAAGGACTGGCTTAAGACGGCGAGCATCCCGAATGAGAAAATGCTCAAGACCGACCTCATCTCACCCATGATGAAGCCCGACAGCAAGGGGGCGATTTACCTAGAAGGCAAGAAAGAAATGAAGGCGCGCGGCTTGGCATCGCCAGACAGCGCTGACGCTATTGCATTAACTTTTGCTTTTCCTGTTGCACACCGCGAATATAAGGGTACAATTCGGAAATCATCGTACGCAAGTCAGGGCGCAGCTCTTAACTCATGGATGGGATCGTAATGGCAACAAAGAAACAAGACAAACCGATCGCTCGCACCACCACGGGCAAAGGCGCTAATTACAAGCCGACCGACAAAGGTGCGGGTATGACTGCCAAAGGAAGGGCTGAATACAATGCCAAAAATAACGCAAATCTTAAAGCGCCTGCTCCAAATCCTAAGACTAAAGCGGACGCCGGACGTAAAAAATCCTTCTGTGCAAGAATGTCAGGAGTTGTCAAAAACGCCAAAGGCGACGCCCCGCGTGCGAAAGCCGCCCTCAAAAGCTGGAACTGTTAAAAGGAAAAATACTGTGGCTACTAAACCTGGATTGTATGCAAATATTCACGCAAAAAAAGCGCGTATTGCGGCTGGTAGTGGTGAGAGGATGCGTAAAGTTGGCGCTAAGGGCGCGCCTACTGCAAAGGATTTTAAAGAATCAGCTAAAACGGCTAAACCCGCAAAAGCCGCAGCTAAGAAAGCGAAGTAATCATGCCCCTCAAAAAATCCACAAGCAAAGAAGCTTTCCGTGCTAACGTCAAGGCTGAGGTCAAGTCGGGCAAACCAGTTAAACAAGCTGTAGCGATTGCGTATGCAACCAAACGCGCTGCGGCTAAACCTATGAAACGCGCAAGCGGGCGCGGCAAATAACAGTAAAAAGGACTAGATAAAATGGCGCTAAAGAAAATTATTGAGTTAGAAGGTAGCACTTTTTTGAGTAGTAAATATGGCTCAATTAAAACTGGCGAATCTAAAGTAGCTATCGCAGCGTATATTAAAGTTTTTAATGTGTGGGGCGATAAAAATACCTTAGACGCAAATGTTAGTTTTACAAGTGATGAAGTTCAATTTAATAAAAGTTACACTTTTCCAATATCGGTAGATAATGGCGCGCCAAATTTTATTAAACAAACATACGAATATTTAAAAACACTTCCTGAATTTGAAAATAGCGAAGATTGCTAATTATGGCAACAATGAATCAAGACCCAACGGGCATCAATAAAGCAGGTGAAGTATCGGCGCGGGGTGGCCCACAGGGTGATCCAGCCGATCATAAGGACACCTTAGATGAGATGCGCTCACGCTACACAATGGCGATTGCTGCGTTTAGCGACAGCCGTGAGGATGAGCTAGACGATTTGCGCTTTATGGCAGGCTCGCCAGACAACCAATGGCAATGGCCTGCGGACGTATTGGCTACGCGTGGCGCCGTGCAAGGTCAAACGATCAACGTGCGTCCATGCCTGACAATCAACAAGCTGCCACAGCACGTCCGTCAAGTAACGAACGAACAGCGGCAGAACCGCCCATCGGGTAAGGTCATCCCTGCGGACGACAAGGCCGATGTGGAAGTAGCAGCCATCTATGACGGCATGGTTCGCCACATTGAGTACATGAGCGACGCCGATGTAGCCTACGACACCGCCTGCGAGAACCAGGTCACCTACGGTGAGGGTTATATCCGCGTGTTGACCGAGTACTGCGACGAGGACAGCTTCGATCAAGATCTGCGGATTGGACGCGTACGCAACAGTTTTTCCGTGTACATGGATCCGATGTCGCAAGACCCCACAGGCGCGGACGCCGAGTGGTGCTTCATTACGCAAGACATTACCAAAGCAGAATACGAACGGGACTACCCCGACGCCGCGCCCCTCAGCTCCATATTAGCAAGCGGTGTAGGCGATCAGTACTTGAGCCAGTGGCTCACCGAGGACACCCTGCGTATTGCTGAGTATTTCTATTACAAGCATGAGGACGCAACGCTCAACTTGTACCCAGGCAATCAATCGTTCTTTGACGGATCGCCTGAAGATAAGAACATGAAAGAGATGGGGCTAAAGCCCATCAAGTCACGCCGCGTTGACCGCAAGAAAGTCATGTGGATGAAAACCAATGGCTTTGAATCCTTAGAAGAACGCGAGTGGGCAGGCAAGTGGATCCCTGTCGTGCGCGTGATTGGTAACGAATTTGAAGTAGAAGGTCAGATTTACATCTCTGGCTTGGTGCGTAACGCAAAAGATGCACAGCGGATGTACAACTACTGGACTAGCCAAGAAGCTGAAATGCTCGCCCTCGCGCCAAAAGCGCCGTTTATCGGCTATGGCGGTCAGTTTGAAGGTTACGAAATGCAGTGGAAAACAGCCAATACGACCAACTGGCCGTATTTGGAAGTAAACCCCGACGTGACGGATGGCATGGGCGCTGTATTACCATTGCCTCAGCGCGCCGCGCCCCCATTGCCCCAAACTGGTTTGATTCAAGCCAAAATGGGCGCGTCCGATGACATCAAGTCCACCACTGGACAGTACGACTCGAGCTTAGGAGCCACAAGTAACGAACGCTCAGGTCGGGCTATTCTGGCACGGGAAAAGCAAGGTGATACAGGTACGTATCACTACGTTGACAACCTTGCCCGTGCAATTCGCCACATCACCCGTCAACTCGTTGACATGATCCCTAAGATTTACGACACCGAGCGCATCGCTCGTATCGTTGGCTTAGACGGCGAAGTCGATATGGTTAAGATTAACCCCCAGCAGCCTAATCCCGTCAACGAGATCCGCGACGTTAATACCGGCGTGTTGATTGAGAAGATTTATAACCCTGGCGTTGGTCGTTACGATGTTGTAGTCACCACAGGCCCAAGCTACATGACCAAGCGTCAAGAAGCAATGGACGCCATGAGCCAGATTCTGCAAGGCAACCCACAATTGTGGTCAGTTGCAGGCGATTTGTTTGTTAAAAACATGGATTGGCCTGGCTCAGAAGAACTAGCTGCGCGTTTGGCTAAAACAATTGATCCAAAACTGCTTGAAGATGGCGATAAAGACCCTGCTTTGCAGGCTGCTGAACAGCAAATGCAAGCAATGGGCGCTGAGCTAGACCAAATGGCTCAAATGATGCAGAATTTCCAAAAATCCGTTGAAGTTCAAGATTTGGAACGCAAGAATTTTGAGGCTGAAATTAAGGCATATCAGGCTGAAACACAGCGAATTAGCGCCGTTTCAGCAGGTATGACCGCCGAACAGATCCAAGACATTGTAATGGGTACGATCGCCGCTGCTTTAGACACGGGCGACCTCGTTGGTAACGAATTGCAACGTGAGCCGATAGAAATACCGCCCGAAGCGCTTGAGCCGATGCAACCTGAGATGGCTCCTGAGATGATGCCCCCAGAACAAATGCCACCTGAAGGGATAATGCCACAATGAGCTGCGAAAAATTTATAGGAATGTTGTTTTTAGCACGGGATGTGACCCATTCGGTGCATTTAAACACCCGTAGCTATTCCAAGCACAAAGCGTTGCAGAAGTTTTACAACAACATCATTGACCGCGCCGATACATTCGCCGAAGCCTACCAAGGCCGCCGTGGATTGATTGGCCCGATTGCGTTAATGTCGGCTAAAAAAACCGAAAACGTCGTGGCTTTTTTAGAAGATCAGCTTGCCGAGCTAGAAGCCATGCGGTATGAGGTTTGTGACAAAGAGGACGCCCCGCTACAGAATTTGATTGATGGCATCATTGAGCTATACCTTTCAACCCTTTACAAGCTTAAATTCTTAGCATGACCGTAACTGTTGCCCATTCAACCCCTGCTGACGGCACATTTAGCGCTTCAGGCGCATTGGCTTGGGATGCAAACCATACCCTTACAGGTTTGGGAACGATGGCAGAACAAAACGCCAACAACGTCAACATTACTGGTGGGTCGATTACAGGTGTTACAGGCCTTGGTGATGTAGTAGGCCCAGCGTCCGCTACAGACAACGCCGTTGTTCGGTTTAACCTAACCACTGGCAAGCTTATACAGAATTCAGCGGTAATTATTGATGATTCAAACAATGTAACGGGGGTTAATACTCTTACGGCTACTAATTTGGTTGTCAATGATGACACTACTTTGGGTGGTTCTAATGCCGATACACTGGATGTAAGGGCTAGAATTACTTCTGATTTAGAACCTAACGCCAATAACGCAAAAGACATAGGAACAAGCGGTAGAAACTGGCGCGATGCCTTTTTTGGCAGAACATTACATACCGTAAACCTAGACCTGACAGGCACTACTAGCTTTGATGGCAGTCAAGGCACAAGCGGTCAAGTCCTTACATCCGCAGGTACAGGCAATACGCCCACTTGGGCTACGCCGACTACAGGCACTGTTACTAGCGTAAGTGGTACGGGTACGGTGTCAGGGCTTACGCTATCAGGTACAGTAACGTCTAGCGGCAATTTAACTTTGGGCGGTACTTTAGAAGTTGCAGGTGGTACTTTCTGATGGGTAATTTTTTTGGTGGAAAATTCTTTGCAGGTGGCTTTTTTGGGTCTATTATTGAGGCTGCTGAACAACTTTATGTAAAACTTCGGTCATTCACCGAACGAGGGAGATTTTAATGGCTATTAATTTAAAAGCGATAACCACTTGCCTTGGCTATCAACAGATTACCAGTTTGACTGCGGCGCAAAGCCTTACTGTACCGCAGCGCGACTTATTAGGCCTTAATCAAAAGCCTACGTTTGCTTTAATTACGCCTTTAACTGGCAACGTTCGCTGGCGTGATGATGGTGTTGCGCCTACGGCTACTGTCGGTATGCCTTTGGCTGCGGGTGTTACCTTGCAATATGACGGCGATCTGACTAGAATTCGATTTATTGACAACGGCGGTACCGCCGAACTTAACATTAGCTATTACGCTTAAAGGTGACTTATGGACATTTCTAACGGCTCAGGCGGTATTGACTCAAGCAAATTAATGGATTATTTCACCAAGGATTTTTTAAAAGACCTCGGTAAAATGGCTGTTTTGCGTGATGAATTGGCTAAACGCCAGGGCGCAATGTCCGCTGTTGAAGATGCTGCCAAGTTACGCGCAGAGGCAGAAGCCTACGCCGCAAGCAAAAAAGCTGAAATTGATGGTGCTTTAGAAGAAGCTAAAGAAACCAGTGCAAAGTCTAAAACTCAAAAAGCAGACTTAGACGCGCGTGAAACAGACATAGATGCTAAAGCTAAAGCGTTAGATATTGCTGATGCTAGCTTTAATAGTTCAGTTAAGGCTAAAAAACAAAGCCTTGCGAATGAAGAAGCCGCTTTACTTAAAGCGCAAAATGAATTAAAACTAGCACAAGATAAATTAGCAAGCGATCAAGCTACGTTAGATGCCCGTGTTAAGGCATTTCAAGCTAAAGTCGCTTCTATAGCAGTTTAAAAATTAAATCGTACTGGTGCGATACACCAGGGTTTCTAAGGAAACATCGAAATGGACGAAAGTCAAGAAGTAGTGCCAGCGGAAGTATCCGCGCCAGAGCAGGTGGCAACGGCTGCACCTGAAACTGAAGAATTAGCGCCGGAAGCAGTAGAACCAGCAGCAGAAGCACCCAAGACCTTTTCGCAAGAAGAACTTGATGCCGCTATTGGTAAACGACTTGCTAGAGAGCAACGTAAGTGGGAAAGAGAACAGGCCGCTAAAGCCGCTGAAAAGCAGCTTAAAACCCTAGCCGAAATCCCGCCGATTGAGCAGTTTGCTTCACCCGATGAGTACGCCGAGGTTTTGGCTGAAAAGAAGGCAGAAGAATTGCTTGCTAGGCGTGAACAAGCCAGGATGCAGTCTGAGATCATTGAGTCCTACCACGACAGAGAAGAAGATGCGCGGAACAAGTACGACGACTTTGAACAAGTTGCCTACAACCCCAAGCTACCAATCACTGACGCAATGGCTCAAACGATTCAAGCTTCTGATGTTGGCCCCGACATGGCTTATTACCTAGGGTCTAATCCGAAAGAAGCAGAACGTATTTCTCGTTTAGCGCCACTCCAGCAGGCCAAAGAATTAGGGAAGATTGAGGCTAAATTAGCTGATAATCCTCCTGTAAAAAAGACTTCGAGCGCTCCAGCACCGATTGCTCCTGTCACGGCAAGATCCTCTGGATCTTCTAGTTACGATACAACTGATCCTCGTTCTGTAAAAAGTATGAGTACATCAGAGTGGATCGAAGCAGAACGCCTAAGACAGGCCAAAAAGTGGGAAGCGCAGAGAAACCGCTAACTATTTTTATTAGGACTTAATTATGTCAAATTCGATCTTAACCATCGACATGATTACAAGAAAAGCTCTTGAGATTCTCGAGAACAACCTTGTACTCACACGTAACGTAAACCGCGCGTACGACGACAGTTTTGCTGTTGAAGGCGCAAAAATCGGTTCCACCCTTCGTATTCGTCTACCAGACCGCGCTTTGGTAACTGACGGTGCCGCCCTGCAAGTTCAGGACGATAACGAGCAGTTCACCACCTTGACTGTGTCTAATCAAAAGCACATTGGTGTTAACTTCACCACCGCTGAGATGACCATGCAGTTAGATGACTTCGCAGAGCGTGTTCTAAAGCCTCGTATCAGCCAGTTGGCATCGTCTATCGACGCTGACGTAGCTAATAGCTTCCGCAATATTTACCAATCCGTAGGTACTCCAGGTCAAACTCCTGCTACCTCTTTGGTATTGCTCCAAGCTCAACAGAAGTTAAACGAAGCTGCTGCTGTTATGTCCCCACGTTACGCTACTGTTAACCCAGCAGCAAACGCAGGCTTGGTTGAAGGCATGAAAGGTCTGTTTAATCCTACAGACACAATCAGCCGTCAGTTCAAGAATGGCATGATGGGTATGGGCGTATTGGGCTTTGACGAGATCAACATGAGCCAGTCTATTAAGCAGTTCACAACTGGTACTCGTAACGCAACTGGTACAACCGGCGCTGCTGTAACGGCTCAAGGTTCTAACACCATCGTATTAGCTGGTGTTGGTAACGCATTGACCATTAAAGCTGGCGACGTGTTCACTGTTGCAGGTTGCTTCTCAGTTAACCCACAAACCCGTGAGTCTACTGGTTCGCTCCAGCAGTTCGTTGTAGTGGCTGACGTAACATCGTCCGCAGGCGGCGCTGCAACTGTAACTGTTAGCCCAGCAATGTACACTTCTACTCACGCGCTTGCAACGATTGATTCGTTCCCAGCAAACGGTGCAGTAACTACATTTATTGGCGCAGCAAACAGCCAGTATCCACAGAACTTGGTATACCACAAAGATGCGATCACTTTTGCGACCGCTGACTTGTTGATGCCACAGGGTGTAGACATGGCTTCACGTCAAGTGCATAACGGTATTTCGATGCGTATTGTTCGCCAATACGACATCAATAACGACCGTTTACCATGCCGTATTGACGTGTTGTATGGCTATTCCGTGATTCGTCCACAAATGGGCGTTCGTTTGTGGGGTTAAACCTAACGGCTTCCGCGCAAGCGGGGGCTTTTCAACTTATTTTGTAAAGGAATTATTATGGCTCTCCCAAATGGTGCAGGTGGCTATCAACTAGGCGACGGTAATCTTAACGAAGTCGTCCTTGGATATAGTGCAACACCCCCTACGTTAACTGGCGTTACTTCTGTAACTTTAACCGCAGACCAACTTGAATCTGGCATTATCGTTGCTAATCCTGGCACAACCGCTACCAATTACGTTTTACCAATTGTTGTAACGGCGGGTGGTGTGGAAGGTGTAAACGACGTTATTTCTAGCGCTAAAGTTGGCAGCACTTTCGGACTAACTATTGTCAATATTGGCACTTCAACTGGTGATGTAACCATTGTTGCTGGTACTGGTTGGAGTCTTGTTGGTGTTGTAGTTATTGATAACGAAACTTCAGCCCAGTTTATCGCTCGTAAAACTAGCGACACAACTTGGACTTTGTATCGTTCAGCTTAATGCAATATCCCGCCCTTCGGGGCGGGTTTTTATAAGGAAAGATTATGGCAAATAACAAACCGATTGGTGTTGCCTATGCTGATCCGGCACTAGATAGTTGGCAAGTCGGTACGCCCGCCCAGCCAATTGTTCAGTCGACGGCTGGCAATACTACACAGTTGTACGTTACTGCTTCTGCTGCGTCTGGCGGTGTTCGTGGCTATTATGGCCGCGTTAACTTTACAGGTGCAACGGGCGGAGAAACGTTGCGGGCGTTTACAACGGTTGCTGCGGCGCAAGGCGCAGGTCAAACAACCAACGGCGCTCATATTTCGATGTCCGTAAACTCTGGTGGTTCTATCAGTGGTGCTGGTAATGCGCTTCGCGCAACGCTTGGCGTAGCTACTGGTGTAACTCCAGGCGGTACTTTGGCTTCTATTCAAGTGGATTCGGACTTTCCGAGTACTGTAACGTTGCCAGGTTCCGCAGCATTTTTACGTTTTACCAATAGCAATTCGGGAACAATTGACAACCTAATGAATGTACCTGTAGCTATGGTACCTGCAGAAGTTGGCGCTGTTCTTTCTCATACTATTAAAGTTGTGGCTAGTGATGGTACGCCTTATTATTTAATGGTGTCGGATCAACCGTAATGGCTGTAAGCAAGGAATTTATCCTCGCTGAAATGGAGCAGGTTCAGCAAGAATTACAGAAAGCTCGTATTTTTGTAATTCAAGCTGAAACCTCTTTATCCATATACCAAATGCTGTTGGCTAAGCTAGACCAACCCGAACCTACCGAGGAACAATAATGGCGGTTATTTATTTAAAACACCCTGTTCACGGTCACAAAGTCGCTTGTAGTGATTTTGAAGCCGATTATGATGAAAGTCATGGCTGGGAACGCTATACTGTCGATACGCCGATTGTTCAAGAATTTGTGGTTGAAGAAGTAGAACCCGAAGTTGAGGCGGCTCCTGCTAACGCGCTGGAAGTAAAGACAAGACGACGTAAAACAACCGCATAAGGAGCTATGCCATGACTACTGCCAATGAGCAAATAAACGGCGCATTGCGCATACTAGGGGTGTTATCCGAAGGCGAAACACCATCCGCAGCCACGTCGCAAGACGCGTTGACTGCCCTAAACCAGATGATTGACTCATGGAATACTGAGCGTTTAGCTGTGTTTTGTACTCAAGATCAAGTGGCTTTATGGCCTGCTGGCGCTAAAGATTTAACCTTTGGCCCAACAGGTACGTTGCCTTTAGCCCTAGGTGGCACACCTAAGCGCCCTGTATTGGTTGACGATGCGACCTATTTTAGGGACGCCGCAACCAATATTTCATATGGTCTTAAACTAATTAACCAACAGCAGTACAACGGTATTGCTGTTAAAACGGTGACTTCGACCTACCCTCAAGTCCTGTGGGTCAATATGACCTACCCTGACATTGAAATGTACGTCTACCCCGTACCTATTAAGCCGCTAGAGTTTCATATCGTTTCGGTAGAAAAGCTCATGGAAGTGCCAAGTCTATCGACTGACATTACCATGCCGCCAGGCTACCTACGGGCGTTCAAATACAACCTTGCTTGCGAGATCGCAACCGAGTTTGGTATCGAGCCACCCGCTAACGTTATGCGCGTCGCTATGACCTCTAAACGCAATCTGAAGCGTATTAACAATCCTGACGACATCATGGCTTTACCGTACAGCTTGGTAGGCACACGTCAGCGGTTTAACATCTATGCGGGTAATTACTAATGAAAACCCCAATCTTGGGGCAGGCGTATGTAGCCCGTAGCGTTAATGCGGCAGACAACCGCATGGTCAACCTGTTTCCTGAAGTCATCCCCAACGAGGGTAAAGAGGCGGGGTTTCTAAACCGCGCCCCAGGACTAAAGCTAATCGCTACGGCAGGCTTTGGCCCCGTTCGTGGTTTGTGGTCTTTTAACAACTATATGTACGCCGTATCAGGCAATACGCTTTTTAAGCTAGACAGCGCGTACACCGTAACGACAATAGGCACAGTTGCGGGTACAGGCCCTGTGTCAATGGCTGACAACGGTACGCAGTTGTTTATAGCGGCTAATGGCCCTAGCTACATATACAACGATAGTACCAACGCGTTTGGGCCTATTACCGATCCTGACTTCCCTGGAGCTGTCACCGTATCGTATTTGGATGGGTATTTTGTGTTTAACGAGCCAAACAGCCAAAAGATATGGATTACAAGCATATTAGACGGCACATCCATTGACCCGCTTGATTTTGCAAGCGCTGAAGGTTCGCCAGACGGTTTGGTTGCGGTCGAAGTAAACAACCGTGAAGCATGGCTATTTGGTACTAACTCCATTGAGGTTTGGTACGACGCGGGTACGCCTGACTTCCCTCTATCTCGTATCCAAGGCGCATCTAACGAGATCGGCTGCGTTGCCCCTTACTCGGTGGCTAAACTTGACAACTCGCTGTTCTGGCTTGGGCAAGACGCCCGTGGTCAGGGCATCGTGTACCGCAACAACGGCTACACAGGCGTACGCGCGTCTAACCATTCGATTGAGTGGCAAATCCAGCAATATGGCAACCTTAGCAATGCGATTGCCTATACCTACCAGCAAGACGGCCATAGCTTCTACGTATTAACCTTCCCAACCGTTCAAAAGACGTGGGTGTACGACGTGTCTACCCAGTCGTGGCATGAACGGGCTGGCTGGTCAAACGGCGACTTTGTACGCTACCGCCCAAACTGCCAAACGGCGTTTAACAACGAAGTAATCCTTGGCGACTACGAAAACGGCAACTTGTACGCGTATGACTTGGATGTGTACGCCATCAATGGTGCGTTGCAAAAATGGTTACGGTCTTGGCGTCCAATCCCAAGTGGTCAAAATAACCTTAAACGTACCGCCCAGCATAGCTTGCAGCTTGATTGCGAAACGGGCGTAGGCATCAACTTAGGGCAGGGCGACGACCCCGAGGTTATGCTACGCTGGTCAGACGATGGCGGCCATACGTGGTCAAACGAACACTGGTCTAAGATGGGGCGCATTGGTCAGTATGGGCGCCGTGTCTTTTGGCGTCGGCTTGGCATGACCATGAAGCTGCGTGACCGTGTGTACGAAGTGTCAGGCACCGATCCAATTAAGATTGCCATTGTTGGTGCTGAACTCTTATTAAGCCCAACCCGTGCCTAGTCCGTTAAACATTACAACCATACCAGCGCCACGTACGCCGGTAACAGATCCAACCACAGGGCTATTGTCCCGTGAATGGTATCGGTTTTTTTTAAATCTGTTTGTTTTAACAGGCTCAGGCGCTAATCCAACAACGCTAGAAGATCTACAGGTTGGGCCACCTAGTTTAACGATTGATGAGCTTTTAGTAATTATTAATCGTCAACGTGACGCTGATCTAGCACCGCCAATTGAGCTAGGTACAATTGCAGCGCAAAACGCAGATAACGTCACCATAACAGGTGGACGAATTGACAACACGCCGATTGGTGCTAATACAAACAGCACAGGTCGATTTACAACGCTAGTTGCTACCGTTGGTATTGGTGGCGGTACATTTTAAAATGATGACAAAGATGGCAAAAGATACTAGAATCAGACTAAATTTAGGAGTTATATATGGCCGTTAATCTCTCTCCCGTTGGTGGCGTAGCTGCGCAGTTTTTTGACAATGCGGGAAACGTATTGACTGGCGGCAAGATTTTCACCTATTTAGCAGGCACAACAACCCCTACTCCAGCGTATACAACCTTCGTAGGCAACGTAGCTTGGTCTAACCCAATTGTTCTTAACGCAGCAGGGCGGGTATCAGGATCAGGCGAGATTTGGCTAACGATCGGAACTTCGTATAAGTTTGTTTTAACTGACGCAAACGATGTATTAATTGCAACATACGACAATATTTATGGTTTATCTAGCGGTAGTAGCTCATTAAGTATAACCGCAACTCAAGGGCAAACTGTTTTTGCTAGTGTTGGTCAAGTTTATGTAAACGGCAGCAAACAAGTTATTTCTTTAAATTACACTCAATCAGGTAACAGTACTACTTTTTTTAACGGTTTAAATGCTGGCGACGTAGTGGAGTTTGTATAATGGCGCAACCAGGCAACTTTACTCCCATATTGTTGTACGCAAGTGCTACACCAAGTAATGTACCTACAGCTAGCAACTTAACGAATAGCGCTAATGGCGCAGAAACAGCTATTAACTATGCTGATGGGCGGTTATTTTATAAGAATACGTCCAACGTAGTAACGCAAATTGCTGACCGCACTTGGATTGGTACTGTTACTAACGTAACTGGCACATCGCCAGTTGCAGTAGCGACAGGCACATCAACACCTGTTGTCAGTTTGTCTGCGGGGTACGGCGATACGCAAAACCCATACGCAAGCAAAACGGCAAATAACTTTTTAGCTGCGCCTAACGGTTCGCCTGGCGTACCTACGTTTAGGGCTATTGTTGCGGCTGATATTCCTACGCTTAATCAAAATACAACTGGCAGCGCTGCTACGTTAACAACCGCAAGAAACCTTTGGGGTCAAAGTTTTAACGGTTCTGCTGACATTTCTGCACCGCTGTACCCTGCTGTTGGGTCAGTAAGCGCCCCAGCTTATTCAGCGTCTGGCGATACCAACACAGGTATCTTCTTCCCCACAGCCGACACTATTGCCTTTTCAGAAGGTGGTGTTGAGGCAGCTAGATTTGATGCGTCAGGGAATTTGGGCGTCGGGACTACAAGTCCTACTGCTAAATTAAATGTTTCAAGGACTGATTCAACTTTAATTGGTCTATTTAGTGGAACAACTAAAGGTGCAAGAATTGGCACTACTGCAACTTATTCATTTATTGAAGGTGTAGACACTACTGGCAGTGCTTCTTATCAGCCGTTTATGGTTGGTGGTGAGGATATTCGTTTTACTACAAGTGATATAGAGCGTTGCAGAATTGACGCTAGTGGTAACTTGCTAATAGCAACTACTAATACTTCTGCTGGTGCTGGCGCTGGTATAAAGCTATTAGCAGCAGGAAACGGCGCAAGTAACCCACTTTTAAGTATTGTTCAAGCATCATCTGCAAATACAGAAGTAAATTATTCACTATATTCAACAGGCGCAGCAGCGTATAGATTTTATGTTGGTGGCGCTGGTACTGTATTTGCTACTAGCACAACAATTACTGGTATTTCTGACCAACGACTTAAAGAAAACATTGTTGATTTACCTGATGGTTTAGATACTGTTATGGCATTAAAACCACGCAAATTTGATTGGAAAGCTGGTAAAGGTAAAGACATTAAAGGCGATAGAGGCTTTATTGCTCAAGAGTTTGAATTTGTATTTCCTGACATGATTGAGCAATGGAAAGATGAACCGCCTGAAGGTGAAGAACCATACAAAGCGATTAATGCCAACCTTATACCTACTCTTGTTAAAGCAATCCAAGAACAACAAGCAATGATTCAAGAATTAAAAACTCGCTTAAATGCGTTATAGGCTAAATAATGACTACCTTAATACCAAAATTTGATTTTAGAAACGGCGGGTCTACACCTACAGGCGCTGTTAATAGACCTATTAATAAAAAGCTTGCCGAAACAATAAGCCCTGAAGATTTTGGCGCAGTAGGAGATGGAATTACTAATGATACGGTTGCGCTTCAAAATTGTATAAATTATGCTCAGACGTCAAATATTGCTATTTTGCTTAATAGCAAATATTTAGTTAATGACACTGCAAGTAATGGATATTGTTTATTAATTACTAACCGTATTACGATGACTGGCTCAGGTTGGATTTTTCCTTCTGCTTCTTTGCCAGCAACTTCCGATATTATTAAAATTAAAAGTGCGTTTTCTGCTGCGTGTGACTTTCTTACTTTAGAGGGTTTTTTAATTGGTAATACAGGCGTTGGACGTTATTCTATTTACATTGACACCGATGCAAGTTCAAATTTTGGCTACGCTAGACTATCAAATCTTAGTATTTTTCAAAGTGATAGTGGGTACGCTATTTTTCATCTCAATGACGCTGGCGGCTCAACAGGTGGATTGTATCTTTCATCAATAAGCGGATGTAAGATATTCGGGACTATTAGTTTTACTCGTTCTGGCTCAAATAATGTTATTGAACACAATCAAGTTTCAGGTTCTGTAAACGGCGTTTCAATGTATTATTCACAAATTGCGGGCGGCGTAAATCTTTTTATTAGATATAATAATTTTGCCGATGGTGGCGGCGCAGTTTTAATTGATAGTTGTAATAGCCCTCTTATTAGCAACAATAGTATTGAATTAGACGGGTCACAATCGGGTTCTTCAGGCGCGTGTATTAATATTAATGGTGGAACTGCAACGATTACTAACGCAATTATTACCCAAAATACTATTGGCAATCTTTCCAACAGCGCTGGACTACCTGTAAGTTTAAGAATTGCTAACGCTGAAGGAACTGTTGTTCAGTCTAATTTTTGGTACACAACTAACGCCACTCAACAAGCAAGTGGGGCTTGGATTTTAACTACCGCAGCGGCAGAAAATACATGGATTGACGAGCAATATTTTGGTTTTCCACGGGCTTCTGTAGTGTTGTCAGATTTTGGAGTTGAAACTAGCCTAGTAAGTATTGCTTGGAGAAATTATACTCCAACAGTGACAGCAAATACGGGTACCGTTACAACGGGAACTGTTTTAGGTGGGTATGAACGGTATGGAAAAACTTTACGTATTAGAATTGAGGTTCCAGTAACAGCGACTTCTGGCGCTCCTGATTTTCTAAGTATTACTTTACCGTCAGGTATGTCAGCAGCAGTAGTGCAAACACTTTCTTTTTCTAATAATAGTATTGCAAGCGGCGCTGCTATTGCTTCTGCTGCTGTTATTCAAGCTACAACAGCAGCGGCAACAATCCCAAATTTAGCTGTAACATATTATGTTACTGGAACAATTGAATTAGCATAAAAGGAGTTTTATATGACAGATAAAAATCTTGCAATGGACTTAGATAAAGATCTTGCAATGGACTTAGTGAACGCTGGGCTATTGTCAATTAGTGTTTATATATCAATGTTTGGTCATCCTAATAATGAATATCCTAAAAATCAACCTAATGACCCAACTATTGTCAGCCCTAAATTACTTTGGAGTAACTAATGACCGTCATCG